GGTCGGCAGAGAATGCTGTACGCCGCGCAGACCAGGAATGACGCCCGGTCGAAGTGGGAAGAAGACTTCGTCGAGGACCTGAAGGCCGCGCGCAAGATGCGCGGGAAGTTCGCGGTGAAGTTGCAGACCGGCAGCGAGCATGTGCGGTTCCTGGACCGGTCCACGTTCGGGCCGATCGCCACGACGGAGAAGGCCGGCCACGGCAAGACGCTGGACCTCGGGTGCCTCGATGAGGTGTTCGCGCAGACCGACGACCGCGTCGAGCAGGCGTGGCGGCCCGCGATGCTCACCCGGGCGAACGCGCAGTTCTGGGGCGTCTCCACGGCGGGCACGCTGGAGGCCAGCCACTACCTGCTGAGCAAGGTGAAGGCCGGCCGCCGCATCGTCGAGGGCGGATCGACGGGCCGCATCGCGTACTTCGAGTGGTCCGCCGAGGACGACGCCGACCCCGAGAGCCCGGCGACGTGGCGCTCGTGCATGCCGGCACTGGGCTTCACGGTCACCGAGGACACGATCCGCGCCGAGCTGGAGAGCGCGGTCAGCGGCAACAACCTGAACCTGTTCCTGCGCGCCTACCTGAACCGGTGGGTGGATCGGGACCTCGGCGAGCAGGTCATCCCGGCGTCGGCCTGGGCGGCGTGCCGGGACGAGGAGAGCGAGCTCGCCGGGGAGCCGGCGTTCGCGTTCGACGTCACCCCGCTGGGGTCGACGGCGGCGATCGCAGTCGCCGGCCAGCGGGCGGACGGCTCGATGCACGTCGAGGTCGTGGACTACCGGCCCGGGGCGGGCACGGACTGGCTGCGGACGAGGCTGCCCGAGCTGGCGTCGCGGTGGTCGTCGCTGCCCGTGGCCTACGACCCGGCGGGCCCGGCCGGCGAGATGCGCGCCGAGCTGGAGGCCGCGGGCGTGATCCTCAAGCCGATGTCGTCGCGGGACCTGGCGCAGGCCGCCGGGGGCCTACTGACGGCGGTCACGCAGGAGCCGCGCCGCCTGGCGCACATCGGTCAGCCGCAACTCGATGCCGCGGTGGCCGCGGGCCGCAAGCGGGACCTCGGCGATGCGTGGGCCTGGCGACGGCGGACGTCGGCGGCGGACATCTCCCCCCTGGTGGCGATCACGGCGGCCCGGTGGAACCGGCTGGCTCACGTGCAGATCACCTCGGCGAACGTCTACGTGGTGTGAGGGGGATCGTGCTCGCTCTCTCGCTCGTCCTGCTGGTCGCCGTGCTGCTGCTGGGCCGCCGTCCGGCCTCGGCCCCGCGCGCACCTGAGGCGCCCGCTGCGGGCCCGGTGGAGCGCAGGCCGAAGGACGAGCCGCGCGAGGAGCGCCCAGCGGTCCCGAGCCGCGCTCGTGCCCTGTGGCGGGCCCTGCTGGGCGCGCCGGCCCCGGAGCGCGAGGCGCCCGCGGCCCGCCTGGGCGGTCGGATCAGCGAGGGGACCGCGTCGGGCGCGGCCGTGCTGATGTCGTCCTGGGGCTCGCCCGATCAGGAGCGCATCCGGCCGGGCTTCGAGGGCTACGCGGAGCGTGGCTACGCGGGCAACGGCGTGATCTTCTCGTGCATCCTGGCGCGGCTGATGCTGTTCTCCGAGGCCGAGTTCGCGTTCCGGAACCGGCTGACGCGCAAGCTCTGGTCGTCGGGCGCGCTGGCCCTGCTGGAGGACCCGTGGCCGGGCGGCAACACGGGCGAGCTGCTGGCCCGGATGGAGCAGGACGTCTCCCTCGCGGGGAACGCCTACGTCCGCAAGGGCAAGGGCATGGACGGCGTCCCGTTCCTGGAGCGGCTGCGGCCGGACCTGGTGACGATCGTGTCGGCGCTCGTCGAGGACGTGCACGGCCGCCAGCACCGCGAGGTGCTCGGCTACCAATACGACCCGGGGACGTGGGACACCGAGCGGGCGGCCGAGTTCTACCCGGTCGGGGAGGTCGCGCACTGGTCGCCGATCCCTGACCCGAAGGCACAGTTCCGGGGCATGTCCTGGCTGACGCCGATCATCCGCGAGGTGGACTCCGACACCGCGCTTACGGAGTACAAGCTCAAGTTCCTTGAGAACGCCGCGACGCCGAACATCCTCATCAAGTACGAGCAGCAGCTCACCGACGAGGTCATCGAGTCCGTGGGCGCGCGGATGCACGCCCGGTACGGGGGCGTGGAGAACGCCTTCAAGACGGTGATCCTCGACCGCGGCGCTGACTTCGTGGTCGTGGGCGCGGACCTGGCGAAGCTGGAGTACACCACCGTCCAGGCTGCGGGCGAGTCCCGGATCGCTTCTGCCGCAGGCGTTCCCGGCATCGTGATCGGCCTGAAGGAAGGTCTCGAAGCCGCCACCTACTCGAACTACGCGCAGGCCATGCGTCGGTTCGCCGACCTGACGGCGCGGCCCAACTGGCGCTCGGCGTGCGGCGCGCTGGCGAAGCTCGTCGAGGTCCCGGCCGACTCCCGGCTGTGGTTCGACGTCGGCGACATCGCGGCGTTGCGCGAGGGCGAGAAGGAACGCGCCGAGACCTTCGACGTCAAGGCGAGCACGGCCAGCAAGCTGATCACCGCCGGGTACGACCCGGCGACCGTGGCGGACGCCGTCGAGTCCGGGGACCTGTCGCTCCTCGTGCACTCCGGCCTGCTGCCCGTCCAGCTCCTGCCGGCCGGCACGGGCGGCACCTTCAACGACCCGACCACTCCCCCCACGAAGGGGCAGGCAGCATGAGCGAGTTCACCCGGTCCTTCCCGCTGGCCGACATCGCGATCCGGTCCGGCGGTGACGGCCGCACCGTCGAGGCGTACGCCGCGGTGTTCAACCACGAGCAGGACATCACCGACCGGCAGGGCAACTACGTCGAGTCCCTCGACCCAGCCGCCTTCACCCGCACGATCTCCCAGCGCGGCACGGGCTTCGGCGTCTTCTACAACCACGCGCTCACGCTGCAGGGCACGCCGTCCGAGATGGCGTCGGTGCCGCTCGGGAGCCCGATCGAGGCGCCGCGTGCGGACGCCCGGGGCCTCATCACCGTGACCCGCTACAACCGGACCCCGCTCGCCGACCAGGTGCTGGAGGCGATCCGGAACGGCGACATAACCGGGCAGTCCTTCTCGGGCCGGTGGGTCCGCTCGGACCCGATGCCGCCCCGCGGCGGCCGGTACGCCTCCGGCACGCGGGTGCGTCGGACCGAGGTCGCCATGACGGAGTACGGGCCCACGCCGATCCCTGCCTACGACGTCCCGATGGTCGTGAGCGTCCGGGCACGGCAGAACGGCAAGGCAACGCGGCTCGCGCAGTTGGCGCGCGTCCGCGATCAGTTCGCCCGCGCCGCACTGGCGCCGGCCGAGACGCAGACGCTGACGGAGCTGCTGGCGATGCTGGCCGCGGCCGATGCCGGGCTCGACCCGATCGTCGAGGCGCTGTGCGCCGCGGACTGCACGCTCGACGTCGCGCAGATGGTCGTCTCCTCGATGCTGCTCGTGCCCGATCCGGACGTGGAGGACGAGAGCGCGGACGACGCGACCGTCACCGACGTCCAGCCCCTTGACCCGGCGTCCAGCACCACGGGCGTCGGCGGTCTCACCACATCGAGCGGACGCCGTCCGCCGGTCCCGGTGATCCGCACCAGCACCGCCACCGTGGCGCCCGCTGCCGAGGACCCGCGCACTGCGCACTCCGGTCGGCTCTCCGTTGCCCAGCGCGTGCGCGCGGGCATGGTCACGAGAGGGATCTCACGATGAACCTGGCCCAGATCAGGGCCCGGCAGCAGGCGATCCGCGCCCGACTGCTGGAGATCGAGGCGCTCGCCGAGCCGGGCGCCGACGCGGACGACGCGGCCCGTGCCGCGTACGCCGCGCTGCCCACCGAGGTGGACACGCTGCTCGGGGAGTACGACGAGCTGGAGACGTCCGCCGCGCCGCTGGCCGCTCGCGCCGCTCGCGTCGAGGCCGTCCGGTCCGCCGCGCTGGCCTCGCCGGCCAACCTGGAGTCGGGCGACGGCGCGCAGCGCAACCGGACCCGCACCGACGTCTACGTCCGCTCTGCGACCGCGGACCCGTACGGCGTGGACTTCCAGCGGATGCGCCTGGGCCTGGTCCCGCAGACCGAGGTGTCGAACCGCGCGCTCGACGCGATCGAGGGCGCGCACCGGTCCGGGCGCCTCGCGCAGGACGGCGCCGAGCACGCCACGCGGATGCTGCAGGGTCACCGCGCCGACTTCCGTCACCAGACGGTGCCGATGTCGCGCATGTCGCGGGCCGCGATGGCCGCGCACATCCTGCGCACCGGCAGCGACGACTACCACGACGCGTTCGAGTCCTACCTGGAGGAGCCCGAGGGCGAGGGCCGGCGCGCCGCGCTGTCGCTCACGAGCGCCAACGGTGGGTATTTGGTGCCGTTCACGCTCGACCCCACGATCATCCTGACGAACGTCGGCAGCGCGAATCCGTGGCGGCAGATCAGCGGGCAGAGGTCGACCAGCACCAACAACTGGAACGGCGTCACCTCGGCCGGTGTCAACGCGGCCATGCTCGCGGAGGGCACCGAGGACACCGACCACTCGCCCACCGTGGGCACGCTTCAGATCACGCCGCAGAAGGCATCCGCGTGGGTGTTCGGCAGCTACGAGATCCTCGAAGACTCCGACTTCGCGCAGCAGTTCCCGATGCTGCTGGCCGACGCGAAGGACCGGCTCGAAGAGGCCAAGTTCGCGACCGGCACCGGCACCGGCGAGCCGTGGGGCGCCGTCACCAGGGCCACCACCGTGACGTCCATCGGCGTGGGCCTGTTCGCGATCGGCGACATCTACGCCGTGCAGCAGGCGCTCCCCGCACGCTTCCGCGGGCCGCGGTCCTCGCTGAACTGGGTGGCGAACCTCGCCATCATCAACCGGGCCCGCCAGTTCGACACCGCGGGCGGTTCGAGCTACTGGACGAACCTCGGTGAGGGCAGCCCGGAGCGCCTGCTCGGCTCGCCGTTCCGCGAGTCGACCACGATGGTCGGCACCATCACGACCGGCTCGAAGAACCTGCTCTACGGGGACTTCTCGCAGTACCTGATCGTGGACCGGATCGGGATGAGCGTGCTCTACGAGCCGATGGTGAAGGGCACGGCCAACGCCCGGCCCACCGGTCAGGCCGGGTGGTTCGCGTTCTGGCGGTTCGGTGGCGACGTCACCACCACCAACGCGTTCCGCGTGCTCGTGGAGGGCTGACGTGGGCCTGATGATGGCGCGCCATACGGCGTTCGTGGCGATGCCCGACGGGTCGGAGGTGCTCGTCCGCTCGGGCGAGCTGCACGCCGACGAAGAGGCCCTGGTGGCCGACCACCCGGACCTGTTCGAGGCGGCCGAGTCCGGGCCGCGCAAGCCGCCCGTCTTCTCGGCCGCCGAGGAGGCGGCCCGCGAGCGCGCCGCCGAGGTGGACCAGGAGCCCGAGGAGCCGGCCGCCGTCGAGGAGAAGCCGGCCGTCGAGGAGAAGCCCGGCACGCGGAAGGGCCGGGCGTCCCATGGGTGACGTCATCGCCACCCTGTCGATGGAGGCAGACGGCGCGGTCCAGCACCACGCCCCGTGCGTCCCGGAGTGCCCTTCCTGCTACCCCGACGGCGAGGTGACGGAATGACCGCCGGCCTGTCTGCCGTGAACTTCGCCAACGCGACGCTCAACGTGCTCCGGAACACGGCGTTCAGCGCGATCGCGACGCCGTTCGTCCAGCTGCACACAGCAGATCCTGGCGCGTCCGGGACGACCGCGGTGTCGGTCGGCTCGGCGACCCGCAACGCCGTGGTGTGGAACGCGGCGTCCGGTGGGTCGATGACGTTGTCGACGCTGTCCGCGTGGACGAACGGCGGCACGTCCGAGACGCTCACGCACATCTCGATCTGGTCGGCGGCTTCCGCCGGTACGTTCTACTGGTCGGGTGCGCTGTCGTCATCGCAGGCGTGGGTGAGCACGAACACGTTCACCCTGACGACGCTCACGCTGTCCTTCACCCCGATTGCCGCGTGATCTGAATGGCCGTTCTTCTGGCGTCCAATCAGATCACGAAGCACTTTCAGGACGGTAAGACTGACACGTGTGTCGTCTACGCCATCTCGAAGTGCAACACGGGCGACACGGTCGATGTGTCGGCTCAATTCCTTGACGCCAAGCTCGCGGTCGTTCTGTGGACGACCACGGCGAAGAAGGATGCGCTAGCCACCCCGGCGGCGAACATCATCACCTTGTCGACGACTGGTCTCGCGAACGATGCGGGCTGGTTGATGGTGTGGGGGGCGATCAGCTAATGCCAGGGTATCGTTCCCCGCTGGTCGGCCGTCACCAACACCACGACGGAAACGACCCTGCTCCCCGCGGTGGCGAAGGTCTTCATCCCGTCGGGATACATCAACTCGACGGCGAAGGTGTTCTGCGTTTCGGCTTCCGGCCGCATCTCGAACATCGTCACCACTCCGGGGACGCTCACCCTGAAATTCAAGCTGGGTCCGACGGCGAACATCGCAGTAGCGACCAGCCAGGCGATCCAGTTGAACGCCATCGCCAAGACGAACGTGACATGGGTCGCGGAGCTGATGCTCTACGTCCGGTCCATCGGCTCAGGCACGGCGGCCACCCTGTTCCCGGTGGGGTTCTTCAAGAGCGAGGCCGTGGTCGGGTCTGCCCTGCCGTCCGCTGGCGGTGCGGGTGACGCCATGTTCCAGGCGTCGGCACCGGCCGTCGGAACGGGGTTCGATTCTTCCGTGTCGAATCAGATCGACCTGACGGCCACTTTCTCGATTGCGAACGCGGGCAACTCGATCCAGTTGCACACGTTCACGCTTGAGGATCTGACCACTACGCCGTAGGGGCGGTGAAGAGTGCCGTCCTATGTCGATGCATTCACCGGGACGAACGGAAATCCGTGGGACGTCGGTCAATGGGTTGGCGCCCGCGTCACTGGCGCGGGCGCCTCCACCATCGACACGAACCGCGGGAAGCAAGTCACATCGGCGACCGGTGTAAACAATGACTGGAAAGCTGACCGGTTCTATGTCGCCGGTCAGGTGGCCGATGGAACGATATTCGGATCGTTCATGGTCACCAGTACGGTCGAGGCGTATGGGCAGGTGTGGTTCCGGGCCGATTCGACGCTCGGGAACAGCGGATACTTCTTCTCGATCGAACCGGCAAGCACGAATCTGCAATTCTATAAGCGTACCGCTGGGATAGGGACACAGACCGCTCTCGGCACGGGGACGTCGTTCACGTTCACCGGGTCGGTCATCTACAACTGGGAAGTCCAGTTCCTGGGCAGCTCGCTGAAGGCGTGGTTCTGGGCGAGCACCGGGAACCGTCCGAACACCCCGACGGTCACGCTCACCGACTCGTCGTTCCTCGCGGCCGGGTGGCTCGGGCTCGACTGCGACGGCGGAACAACCGCGACCGCAACCACGATCTTCTGGGACGACTTCGGGTTCACGCCGGTAGTCCCGCTGGGGATGCCTCCGACCGGCGGCCCGTCGGCGCTGGCCCAGCCCGTGTTCGGGCTCGGCCTGCCCACGCTGATCCTCCCCGGCGCGGCGAACGACTCGGCGCCGTCGCCGGTCGCCTACATCGACGACGGCAGCCAGACGGCGGCCGCAGCCATCTCGGCCACCGGTGCCGTGGGCGCTGTCGGATCCGCCGCCCTTACCGGCGCGGCCGGGGTCAGCGCGGGCGGCCCGGTCGGCACCGTCGGCGCAGCCACCCTGACCACCACGGCTGGCAGCACGGCGACCGGCGTAGTCGGCGCGTCCGGTGCGGCGCCCCTGGCCGCTACAGCGGCGCTGGTGACCGCGCAGTCCATCGGCGTGGTCGGCTCCGCATCGGCCACTGCCACGGCCGGGATGTCCGCCTCCGGGGTCGTGGGCGTCCTTGGGGCGGCCACCCTGACGGCTACGGCCGGGGTGTCCGCGTCCGGCGGCGCGTTCATCGGGGCCGCCACCCTCACCGGCGCGGCCGGGATGTCCGCCGCTGGAACGGTCGGTGCTGTCGGCGCCGCGTCTCCGTCCGCTACCGCCACGGTGTCCACCGCGGCGAAGCTCGGCGCCGTCGGCGCCGTCACCGCCACGGCGACCGCCGGGATGTCCGCCTCCGGCGTCGTCGGTCTGTTCGGCGCGGCCACGCTCACGGCCACCGCCGGGACCCTCGCCGCGTCCGGGGCGACCGTCCTGACCACCATCACCGCCGGGACGACTGCGGCCGGTGCGGTCGGCGCGGTCGGCTCGACCTCGGCCACCGTGACCGGCCAGATGTTCACCGCCGCCACGGTCGGCGCAGCCGGGGGCGCCAGCCTCGCCGAGACCGCGGGCATGACCGCCGCGGGCACGGTGTCCGGTGCCGTAGGCGCCCTGGTCTCCGCCGTCGCTGCGGTCACCGCGACGGGCCGCGTCGGGTCCGTCGCCACAGCCACCCCCCAGGGCACGGCCGGGATCACCGCCTCCGGGGTCGTCGGCCTGGTCGGCGCGGCAGGGCTCGGTGTCTCCGCCGGACTGCTCGCCCGACCGATCCCGACCCGCGGGTCGATCGGACCCGGCACGGACCGGGCATCGACCCTCGCCGCTGGGACCGGCGCCGCGCCGACCGCCAGCACCTACCCGGCCGCAGCGCCGACGGCCGCTGCCGGCACGCCGTCCGCTCCGACCCTGACCGCTGCACCAGTTGGTGCCCCGACGATGAGTGGAGGCTGACCGTGCGGTACCCGATCGGCTCGCAGGTTCCGCTACCGGTTGTGGTCCGCGACGGCTCCGGCACCGCGGCGGACGCCACGTCCGTGACGATCTCGGTGTTCCTGCCCGACGGCACCCCGTCCACGGTGTTCACGACCCCGGGGACGGTGGTGCACTCCGGGACGGGCACGTACGTCGCGTACTACACCCCGACGGTGGTGGGCCGGCACACCTGGACGGCGTCCAGCTCGGGCCCGGTCACGGTGCTGCAGCCGGACTCCTTCCACGTGATCGCGGCCACCGACGCTCCGCTCGTCTCCCTGGCCGACATCCGGACGCATCTCGGCGCCGGGACGACGGCGGGCGACCTCCAGCTCTACGACTTCGCGGCGCGGGCGACCGACGCGTGCGAGCGGTACACGAACCGCCCGTGGCGCACCAAGGCCATCGTCGAGGTGCACGACGGCGGGGCCGGCGCGCTGCTGCTGCGCCGCCAGCCGATCGTCTCGCTGACCTCGGTGGTGGAGAACGGGACGACGCTCGGCGCCGCCGACTACACGCTCAAGGCCAACGCCGGCCAGCTCTTCCGCGGTGGCCCGTTGACCCGGCTGCGCTGGTGGCCCGGCGTCGGCACGGTGACCGTGACCTACACGGTGGGCCCGGCTGACGGGATCGTCCCGGACGACGTCATCGGCGGGGTCCTGGAGATGGTCCGGCACCTGCTGACCTCCCAGCGGGGCGCGACGAACCTGCCCCGCCAGGATGCGGGCGGCAGCGACTGGGCGCCGGGCGCCGGCTACTCGATCCCCCGGTGGGTCGAGCAGTTGTGGGCGCCGTACATCGTCCCCCCGGTGTCGGGCGCGTACTGATGGCCGTCACCCGCTGGCCGGACGTCGTCGATGCCCTGGTGGCGCTGATGCGCGTGTGGCCCGGCTACCGCGCCCCGGACGCCTACGGGTCGGAGATCCCCGTCTTCGACTCCTTCGCCGTGGGCCTGTCCGAGCAGCCGGTGGACCGGTATCTGGTCATCGCGTGGCCGGGTGACCCGTCGTCCCTGGAGGACCAGGGCGACTCCGCGCAGACGATCGCGACGACGGGCAACAACACCCGCGACGAGCGGTCCGAGGTGCGCTGCCGGGCGGTCGCGCAGTACGGGCACGGCGCGGGCCTGATGGACCCGTCCCCGGTGCGCCGGGCCGCCTTCGGGGTCATGGGCGACGTCGAGAACCTCCTGCGCGGCAACCCGACCCTCGGGATCACGGCCCCGCGGATGGTCGCGCTGATGGGTCGGACGCTGTCGATCCAGCAGTGGGCGAACGAG